CCATAGGTGCCGCATTCATTACAGCTGTATTCGTATGTAGGCATTACTTTGCTCCAATCAGTTGACAAGTGTGGCAGACCACGGCTTCAAACTTCCAACCACCACACTTATCACATCTACATATATCCGAGTCTGGTATATGCAAAGCCTCTACTACATTTTTAACGCCAACGCAACCACAGTCCATACACTGATAAGCCTTAAATCCCTCTGGCGTATCCAACTTATCTAGCCATAGGAACTCGGTATCACGCTTACAACCATTACATCGAAATTGTGGGTGCATTATGATAAACTCCTTATTGCCTACAGTGACACTGAGTGCAAACCAAGAAATTACCAGAATGTATTAGCCTGTCATCATTACAAGCTACACATAGGTCAATCGATGGCGTGAGGGTTCGCTTATCATCTTCTAAACGTAGAGTGAACCCATCACGTATAATTTCAACATATCCCATTTACTCACCTCCCTCGCTATCACTAGGGAAGAACCAAGATCCAGCAGCTGTAAGTTTTGCCCATCTAGCTTCACACTGGTCAGGCTTTGCAGCACTGCATACATAGCCGTGATAATTTTTTCCAGTCTTTGCCACACCTTCTTTAAGAATCATCTCGCCGTGTTTACATTCTTGTGCTTTAGGATTAACTGGTATTGCTTCTATTGCATCACCAACACTCCATACAGTTGGTTTGTCTTCTGCAAAACTAGCACGCAACACATTCTCTACAGCTCTCGCCCTAGATCCTGGTGGTGAGTAACTTGCAACCTTTGTCATTTCCTCTCGGCTAGCCCTTTTGCCCTTAGCTGCATAACCTGCATTTGCAAGCGCTCTGCCGATTGCTGAAGTCTCAGCATTCTCCAGTGCAGAAGTTGAATTGACACCCCGATCACTAATGCTTTCACTAGCAAGGCCAGTCGCCCACGCTTGGGGGTCGGCTTCCGTCTTAAATAGTTGAGCACTAACAATGTATCTAGTGTCTGTGGCCTGCTCGATCTTTGTAGATAATCTTCCATCTGGATACTCCTTCCAAAACTTTTCTAGTCGACTCTCGACTGTTTCATAATCTGCTAAATTAAATGCCATTAGTCATCCCCCCACGTGAAATTGATGTCGGCTTCTGCATCAAGGACTGTCTGGTATATCGAAATGTAAGCAAGTGCGTCGATGATCGAGTCACTGTGGCCTGGAGACTCAGTAAGCCTAGAAACCTTGACGAGCGCCATACATAATGCGACTTGACTAGGCGTAACTGGATGGTCGAGGTATGCCGACCACAGTTCACTGATCCTTTTATGGTTTGTGTAAGGGTGACCATAGACCGATCCCCTTGTATGCACCAGGTCGACAACATCTGCCAGCAGCTTCTCAGTTTTTGTCATAGTCAAATACCTCATCGGTTTTGATCTTGTTTTGGATCATCCTGCGGTGCATATCAAAACCATCTTTACGCCCACGCCAGTAATGTGTTTGCTTCATATCATCTATACGCATTAGCACCAGCCAATACGCCATACTTAAACCTATAAATAAATAAACTGCGATTTCCATAGTCATTTGTAGCCCAATCTATGCACACATATTTTGTGGCACAGGCATAGTGTTGCACCTGTGTACGACTTTGTGGATAGTTTAGGGTTGTTTTTGTATAACGATTAGATAACGTTAATATCTTCGAGGTCATCGATATGGTCATCGATAGTGCGCTCGGCGTACTCTGTATTAAGCCCCATAGTGTCTGCCTAATGCTGTAAATGAGCCATCCTTGTTTATTGGCACCAGGGTTGGTGTCAGGGTCTTACCTATGGCTTCTAGTATAGCAATACCCATCTGCCAATTAGCGCTTCCATAGCGTAAATAAGAGGCTTTTTTGCGATCCATAAGATTACCTACCTCAACCCCATATAAGGCCCTGTAATGGCTTCCTACGCCCTCTGCATAGGCACTCATACCTAGTCTGTGGGTGTGGCCACACAATACAGATTTACCCCATTTTTTAGCCAGGTTAAGAGCTGTAATACCAGCGTGCTGAGACATATTGCCTTCATCGCCGTGGGCTAACATCCAACCTGGGTGAAACTCATAGGCAGTCTTGTGGTACTCCATACCCATATCCTTAAAACCCATAAAGGCTGGGTATTGTAACTCTGGGAGACTGATTAACCCAGGCACCTTAAGCAAAGTGTTGTATAAGCGATCAGTATGATTACTGCGGATAATATGGCACTCTCGGCTGTACTCACTGAGATCCCACAGTATCGACTTAGTAAGTTCCCGATCATCGTGAATGGTTTGCCGATAAGCCAAAGGTGTGCCCTCAGCCCACTTGCTAATTGTATTAAAATCAATTTCATCCCCGACCACCAATACTGAATCAAACTTCTCCCGCCTCGCTAACTTGATTACATTTTTTACAGCTGCTTCGTGATGATAGGGCACCTGTAGGTCGGATATTACTAGCCAACGCTTAATCGTCATCCTCATCGAAATCGTCAAGTGGATTTTTAATAGGATCTTTAATATCTACGATCCAGTCTGGATAACTTGACCTATCCATCGCAAACGCTAGAGCTGTGCCCTCATCCATTCCAGACTTACGGCACGCCATATAAACCTCATTAGCTGCTATTGCCCAGAAATCCAGCTTTGTAAGTACAGGCTCTTTAGTAGTCCTACGCTTACGTACTGGCTTCTTTTTTGGTTTGCGTTTAGTTGCCATATTAAAATTATGACTTACTGATTAACATAAAGAGATCATCGACACGCTTCTCTAGCCGTGTTAATTGATCCTTCATACTAGAGCCACCATTCGGGCGTAACTCATTAAGCCAGCCTTTAACTAAAAAACGTAATCCTATTAGACCGCCTGATAGCACGGCCATAACGCCAGCGCCAAAGCCAGCCCATTCCCCTGGACTCATTTGTCATCGGCACCGATGCCATAGGCAATATCGGATTTATCTAAAGCCCTAGCTGCTGGCCCTGCAAGTGCTGCAATTACTACAGACAACGCTGGGTCTAAACCTAATTCATTACTTGCTAAGAATGTTAAGAATGATACCAATACGCCACGTGCGTATGACTTTAGTATCGCCTTTTGTTTTTCGCTTATCTTCATATTTTGCCTCCTAGTAATGGGATGTTGAATGGTTTTCCATCGAGATCGCCTAGCTTTGTAAAACTACAATGCAAATGTTTGCTGTGCGGATTTATGCCGTTGTACTTACGCCACTTCCAATTTAATATTTTCGAGCATATTCTCCCATTGTGGATGACGTAAGATATGCGTTTATCGGTTTTACCAGCGATTCTGATTTGGTCAGCCAGATAAGCGCTGATCCCCTCGGGTGAACCCAAGCGAGAATCAATATCAATCGCTCTGACCCATCCATTGGCGTCTGGATTATGATCCGATTTTCTGGCGGAGTGACGGCTATCGCCCACCCACCCATCACTGGCAGTACGCCTATCTGGAAACCACGTATCAACTTGATCTCTTAACTGCACACCAGCTGCACATAGTTTAGGTTTCATTGGCACAATTCCTCAAGATTATGCTGAGGGTTTGCCTAGTGTTAAGCCCTCTGGAATTGGTTGAGAGTATTCCCATTTAGCAATATAATCTCCAACTCCATCTGAATCATTTTGCAAAATAATTTCATCAATAAATGCAGCATAATCATTATCTGCTAATTCAGGATATGCCTCAATAATTTTTTGCCATAGTTCCATATTATGCTCCTAAGTAAGTGGCTTGAAATGTGCATTCAGTAATGCCGCCAGATACGCCTAATGTTCCACCACTATTTTGCCAAGCAAACAATTCTAAATAATCTGCAACAGCAGCATTAATTGTAAAACTTATTGGAAATGCTTTTGAAATTGCGGTGGAAGCAGCAGTTGAAACCATATCGGCAACCAATGAGCCGTTTTTGTATAATGCACCAATTCGTTCACCTGTGGCATTTCCGTTAAAAGATACATTTCCACTTATTAAATAATAGCCACCCTTGCCAGATGGTATTGTAATTCTAGATGTGTTTGATGATGTGCTATGAAAAGCATCTGTGTCAAAATTTTCAGAATTAAAATTGATTGCAGTATAGGTTGCATTGTTAATGGTTTGGTCGCTTGACATATACAAGGAACAGCCAGCAAAAGTTACACTACTAGCAGGAGCAGCCCATTCAGGAGCAGTTGCACCAGAATTAACTCGCAGCACTTGCCCTGCTGTGCCAATTCCTAACCTAGCAGGTGTTGACCCGCTTGAAGAATAAATCGTGTCGCCAGTAGTTGTCATTGGGTTAGTCATACCTGTTGTATCTAGGTTTGCCCAAGCACTACCTGTGTAATAAGTAGTAACGTTTGTATCTTTAAGATATGCAAAGTTACCTTCTTGTGGTGAGGTTACTGCGGCATCTCTAGCAGCTGCACTAGCAAACACCCAGACACCTTGCATCAAGTAACCATCGACATCGGCTGCGGTCAATACCTCGCCTGTCGTAAAGTCCTTAAATCCTAATCCTGCTGCCATTTTTACTCCTTAGTAACTGAGCACATTATAGTCTAAAGTGCCATAGATATTGTTATTTAAAATTAGAGAATCCAGCACGGGTTCTAAAGTCGTGAAGACCACTCTAAAGCTGTTGGGTGTTATTACGTTTTGCACGCCAAATATCTGCAAGGTCTTGTCTAGGGTAGATCCACCTGGCTGGGTAGTGACTACTCTGATCGGGTCAAAGAAGTCAAGCTCTAGGGCTGCAATTATGCCTGCGTTGTAATTGTTTGTGTATAGGTCTAGCTCGATGGAATCACATCGCACGCTAGTTTCGGCACGGCTAGCTGTATAAGCCTGAGCATAATCTAGGGCTACGGCATCGGTCTGCATTAGCAAGTCTTGAATCTGAAAACTATGTATAAAGTATTTGTCTATTGATGCTTGGTTAATGGCATTCTGTGGCGTGCCACCTGTCCTAGTAACAGTAGATGAGTTAAAGATAAGAGTGTCATCTAGCTTCCAATTAGCGTTAGCGTATGGAATGCCTGTGCCATTGTCATTAAAGGTAGTTACTGTGCCACCTATTGAGCCAGCGGTTACGCCACGATCTTGATACACAAACTCACCATCTGCGCTGACATATAAAGCGCCATACTCTGAGTTGGCTACAGTCTGCATAGCTCCTAGTGAGGTGCGTAAACTACCTGGATCATTTTGTAGTGTGGTTAATCCAGCATCAACATCACGCATAGTCGCTGGCCAGTCAATCTGATCTAGTATTTGGTTAATTCTTGTGCCTGATAAATCGCCAGCGTTAGCACCTGCCACAGTAGTGATCTGTGCATTGTTTGCTAATCTAAACGCATCTACAGCTTGTATGGTTGTATAGGCTACCTCTGTAGCATCTTTAGGTTGAGTATTAACATAGCTTGTAATGAAGCCTGAAAATATAGGATAAGTGGTAGCGCCATAGGTTGCAGTAATTTGCACCTTCTTCATAGGTGTTAAGTCAGGAGCGTAGGGACTTAGTGGGTTAGTTGGGTTGAAATCACCATTTTGATCTACGATGCGTAGGGTTAATTGGCCTGTCTGAAATTGGTCAAATAAAGGGTTACGGCCTCTTGTAGTTTGTATGAAATTAATTTGATTTGACACGTCAACGATAATGGCTGCTGAATCTGCCAATACGTTAACGTCTAATATGCCTGAATCCAATATAAAACTCTGCGCAAACGATGGCCCAGTGCTAAAATTTATGTAAGCGTTAACTACTGGTACTGTCATTGTAATAATATGACAGAGCCACGAGGCACTACGCCATCTCCTAGTTTAATGACATTACCTAACGCATCTTGTATGTATCTCTGTAGATCTTGCTCACTACTTAATACTGCGCCAGTGTTGATTACAGGTGCAATAGTTACTGGTGTTTGTGCCGCCGCCGCCGCTGTTGTCGCACTAGATGGCATACCACCTGGCACAGCGTATTGACCCATTTGTGCCAAGAATGCATCGGCCTGCGCTTGTAATCTTGCAGATGAGGCAGCCAAGCCTGCTGCTGCGCCTGGTTCAATTCCCATCGATTTAAGTTGGCCGACTAAACTGGTAAAGATTTGATCGTATTTATTAGGCAAAGTATTTAAAGCATTAGCAGCATTGGTAGCACTATCAGCTAAAGTCTTAGCCGCAGCACTAGCCGCTAACTCTGCACTGTATTTCTTAGCCAAAGCCTCATTATTGTCTAGGATTGCTATCTTTGCCTGTATGCGTAACTTAGTTTCAGCATCTGTAGCCTCGCCCAGCGCCTTCATTAAGCCTATTCGCTCTAAGTCAAACTTCTCCGATAGTTTATCTACCTCAGTTTTTTTCTTTAATTGTTCGTTTTCTAACCTGCGATAGGTTGTGCCTGTTTTGATTTGTGCTAATTGC